TGAGTTCCGAATTCGTATACCATGGGTTTAGTTCACCCAGTGAGAGCGATTTCGATGCGCATGTTGAATCAGTTGATTAGGTTCGTACGTGTATGCCGCTGGCTATTTGTGAAAACGCGGCGTTGGTGGTTGGTCCTGGGCAGTTGTGCAGCAGCACGCTGGCTGTGGACTCACTGGCGCAACGTTGCTAGCGAGGTTTTGTGGAAGTTATGTATCCGGAACAATTTGCGTTCTGAGCACTTTCGTCGAGAGTTTAATGATACTCCGATGGTGCGAAACAAGCCGGACAAACATCACACACATGGTGAGGCAGCGTCTGATCGGTCGTCTGCCGTGCAGTTTTTAGAGCATATTTCTGCACGGCTAGGGATGAGGTATTACTCGTTCCAAAAGTCGGCTGCGGATGTGCGGAGAGGCAATGCTGGTAGCCGGGAGTATTTTTGGGTTAAGGATGTTGCAGTACAACCAGAAAGCGTGTCCACGACAGCTCAGGACTTGGTAGGTCTTGTTGATGTTGATTATTATATGGACATGCCAGCCTATTTGGCTGAGGCCAAGGGCCCTGTTGCGCTGTATACGTTTATACCCGATAATGTTGCCGGTCATGCTAGCAACTATGCACACACGTTCAATGCTCGCAATGAGCTAGTTCAGTGTGTTGCTGGTGGTGCTGAGTACGTACACCCCCTATGGGATTATGGAGTGGATCACGTCATTGCGTTGCGATACGCATGGTGGAATCCAATTTTCCCTATGGGGGCGCAGGCGTTTCTTGTTGATCGCCGGAATATAGCCGAGAATCGGTACGTTGTCATGTTATCTCCACTTGGTCGGTGGGGTGTTATTGGCGCGGCTGTTACTCGGGTGTTATCTGGTAATATATTGAGACGCCTAGTTGTGGCGCATGGGGACTTCCTGAGGCTGAATGTGCAGCGTAAGGAGGGTCTAACGGTGAGTACTGGGCGTGTCGGATCTTATCTGGCTGCCAGCGTACCCGTGGCGCATGATGAGACCATTGCGATAATGGCTCGGTTGTCAAAAGTGGATATCTCGATACCGCAGGTTCAGAGTTTGGTTGAAGACCGAACTGTGGCTGCTGTGTTGGTTGATTACCACCGGACTAATGCTGGAGTTAAGCCTAGAACGGTTTACCCTGTGAGCGAAGGCTTGCGGAGTTACCAGATTGTAAATTCTGACTACAGCAGTGACGTCAAACCGAGTTTGGTTCCATTCATGTCCCCCATCGTCCATGGCGCGTTTAGCCCCCTGAATTGCAAGGCCAACGACCGCGCAGCCGTTGTTGAGCGCATTCAGAAGGTCGCATCGAGTATTGAGGCGACACCTTTTGTGTTGAGAGTGATGAAAGAGTTCGTTGAGTTTGTGGTCCCCGAGTTGCACCGCGTCCATCCAGGTGATGTTGATGCAGTGTATGAGCACCAGGATAGACCAACACAACGAATGATTCTCGACCAGGCCAGCTTATGGTGGAAACCCGAGCGGTTGGTTAAGATGTTTGTCAAGAAAGAGACCTACGGCAATGTTAAGGCGCCGAGGCCTATTTCTACCATTAATGGGCGCGACAAGTTGGACTATTCACGGTTCATCTATGCCGTTGCAGACCATTTGAAGACGTTTGAGTGGTACGCGTTTGGCAAATCCCCGAGGAGGGTGGCCGAGCGCGTTGCTCGCGTTGCTAGGTTTGCAGCACATGTCATCGCTACAGATTTTTCGAAATACGATGGTCATGTGTCCCAAGTTCTAAGGGAATTGGAACAAATGGTGATGCTGCGCTTATTTCACCCTGCATATCACGCGGAAATCCTGGACTTGTGCCGTTCGCAATATGGCATGCCCGGGGTGACTGCGCACGGGGTGCGATATTTTGTTGAGTACGCAAGGTGTTCTGGGTCTCCGGAGACGTCAGCATTTAACACACTGGGTAATGCTTTTGTCAACTTCTTGGCGTTCCGCCTCACACGTGTTGAGGGGCGGTTCTTGAGCGCTGAGGAGGCGTGGGCGCGACTGGGGTTGTATGGGGGCGATGATGGCTTAACTGCCGATGTCGACTCCAAACAGATTGTCCGGGCTGCGGCCATGATTGGGCAAGAGATCGTTGCTGAGAGTGTACGACGTGGGCAGTTTGGTGTCAAGTTTTTGGCACGTTATTATTCACCTGAGGTATGGACGGGTGCGTTGGATTCAGTGGCCGATATCAGTCGACAACTTTCAAAGTTGCACGTGACTGTACATCTGGCCGCGAACATTACGCCCGCCATGAAACTCGTGGAGAAAGCGCGCTCTTACGTGACATCAGATATGTCCACTCCCATCCTGGGCGAGTTCTGTGTCAAGGTGATGCAGTTCGCCCATCGGGATCCGGAGCTGTTGGGTCGGGTCGCGGAAGCCAACCAAGCGCTAGCGCAATTGCGTTATTGGCATGCAGTAGAGTCCGCTGAAGACCAGTACCCGAACGAACGCACCGACTGGGCCAGAGTTTTGGTCGAGCGGGATTTGCCCACTTTTGATTGGACGAAGTTTTGGGAAGGCCTTGAGGAAGCAAAAACGATGGATGATCTTCTGTCGTTTCCTCTGTGTGCTGAGCCCATAGCTGCAGAATCAAAGTTACCCGTGGATGTTGATGGCATGTTAGTAGCTGTGCCGTCCATGCGGGTTGCCATGAAGCCACCACCCCTCGACAAGCGTCGAGATCGGTCGGCTAATTGGCGTGGCAAACCACGAGGTGCGGGTCGTGCTCGGGGACGGTCGTCCCGGGCCGGCCATAACACCACAACATGGCGTCAATACTGGATGGCTTGGCATCCAGTCGAATTTCGGTTCATGTGTATTTTGTGTTTTATTGACGCTAAAAGGAAAATTCGAGAATGGGAAAAATTCGAGCGCGCAATGTTGCGCGACGAGCTAAGGGTGGCGGGGGCAAACAACGCAAGCGCGTGCCCTCTGCGCAAAAGGAAGAACGGAAGTATAACGTCTCGGGGCCCGCGAAAGCGGTTGCGAATGCCCTGGGCGCCGGGGGCATGCTCGACTCAGCAATTGACTGGGCCGTGCCCGCCTTCGGCAAGTTCACCGGTCTGCCTATTGGCGCCCAGACGCGGTCTGGAACCACCTTGGGAAACATGGCTGCCGGGCAACTGGTCAATGCACCAGCTTCGGTCGGCCTTGTGACTCGCACACCTAATTGGGACTTCAACAGAGCTCCCGATTTGGGGTGTGGGCCTGGCATTAGAGTTTCTGGGAGGATTATCGTTGGCTATATCGTCGACGGTTATTCTCCAGAAAGCCCGGGAAATTTTATTGGGATCACCTCAGTTCACGGTGGTCAGGTTCCGCTACAGAACATGCTGTTTTCACCTGTGGCTGGATACACCGGGGACAATATCACTGTCCCCTTTGGCACCTACGGAGCTGGCGACAACATCTTGCAAAAGATGGCAGAATGCTGGCAACGTTATCGAGTGGTCGATTGTACGTTAGTTTACCAACCCCAAGTTGGCACTGACGTCAATAAGCAGATCACCATTGCCTGGGTACCTGACCCCGAGATTCTTGAGGGTAACATCGTTAAGTCGTGTGGTGGTGTGACGTCAGCTTTGACCATACCCTTTGATTCCGACGACGTTGTTGTTGATATTCCCGATTCGGTTACAACACCAGCCTGGGCCCCTACGACGTTTGTCATTCCTTGTGACAGTTCGTCAAAGGAGCTCCTGTATGTGAATGCCCGCTTTTTCGAGCCACCTGTCATTGCTGATCCCCCGCCTGGGGGGTCGGTGACGACCCCAACTGCCGACGATCAGGCAAGGTTCTTGTTCCCTGGTGGGTTTATGGTTACTGGTTTTGGTGCGACGTCCACTGTGGCGCCCCCGAACAATTTTGCTCTTGGCATAGTGTTCGCCGACTTGACTGTCGACCTGTACCAGATTGCGCTTAATGCACAACCAACCTTTACCTCCCAAGGGGCACTTCGCAAGAAGCCGTTGCCCGTCGGAAAGCCCCGCCCACTTCGTGGCGCTCGACCGGTGGTCCGTACCACCAACCCGTGTGAGACAGGCGCTTGTTCTCACCGAGGCTGCCGTCCAGATGTTCCAGACATTGAGGAGTGTCACCTGCAGG